ATAACGTAAGCCATTGCGTCTAGTAATGCCACCTTGTGGTTGGCATAATACATTCTGAGCTGTCTCTAAACCATTCTCATATGATTTAATATCTATACGTGAGCGTAATAGTGGATCTATTTCACCCGCAGTAAAGTTAGTTTGAATGGTTACAAAACGAGCCATTAGTATCTCACGTTAATTAATGAGAAGTCTTGTATAGCGTTTACGGGTTGTCCTTGACCATCAATATTCATAGCCTGTCTCATGTAGCCACCACGACCATTTTCGCCTGGTGTTCCTACAGCAACAGTTTGCCAATATCCAGCCTTTTCTGTTTGATCTGTAATAGGCACAGATAAATGCCATGCAAGTATATATTTAAGCAATTGAACAAAATATGTTGGCATTGATGATTCTGGTACTGAGTATTGATAATCTACCCATACTTCTTCATAATCTGTAAGTACCTTATCTCCCATGATTCTATATTCATTGCGTATAGGAGAGCCTACTTCATTAGCGTCATATAATGCTCTTGGTGAGTTTATGCGATCAGAAGGTAATTGATATTCGTATTTGTATTCGGTAACTGGTGTAGTGACCAGTCTAGCACATTGAACTTTCTTAAATGAAAAAGACCATGGATATGTTGATAATGCTTGGTCTCTAATATCTGGATATAATCTATCGCATATAGATGCTTCGTCTGTACCTTCGGTAAAAGACGCAATAGGTTTAGCACCTAACATTAATAGTGAATCAGAACATACTGATAATGCTGAATCTCCAGCTGCCATACTCTATCTCCAGATGTGAGAATAAGGCGAGTGCAAAACACCCGCCTTACCCAAGTTATTACCTCAGTTATTAGTCTGAGTTTGTTGCTGTTACAGTTAAACCATTTGTTACATCTACAACGCCAGCAGAAGAATTGCTTGTTACAAACACAATGCTTGATGTTGGAGTTGCTGAGTCGTAAACAAAAATGATATCACCGACTTTTAATAATGTAGTAGCTGAATTAAAATAGCCACTTGTATTAACGTCAGCAATAGCATCTGCTGATTTGTATGTCCATAATTGTGGAGCATTACCAGCTTTTGATTGACCGCCAGCAGCGGATAATCCTGTTGATGAATAAGCCATAATATTTTCTCCTTAGATTAAGTTTCACGGCAAGTGAGTTGAACGATACCCTCAGCATCAATTGTTGTTGCTGTAGCAGAGAAAATTGCATTCACAAGGAATGATGTTTTTTCTGGAACATAATTGATTTCTGTGCGAGGAGCTATGCCTTCTGCGTAACCAATAGAGTCTTTATGGAACGCAAACATTGTTCTATCTAAAGATCCATCAATTGCTAAACCACCTTCTGAACGATCACCCAATACATGGAATGTGAAACCTAAGAATGTATTGATTTCGCCAGCTACAAGTGCTTTAACTGTATTAAAGTCAGAAGAAGTTACTGCTGTTTCTGAAAGTAATGAAGCCAAGCCATTGCCATGTAAAACAATATGGCGATCCATTGGTGGAACATTGTTTTTGTCTAATAGACGTTTAGCTTCACGTAGTTTAGCTACGTTAAGGTTAGAGTCTGTAGTGCCAATGTCGTTAGACACTGTTAATGATGTTGATGAAGCAGCAAGTGCATCAAGAATCATTTGGTCTTGACGTCTACCAATAGCGTTAGCTACTAATTGCACTAACTCTTGTCTTTCGTCAAAGTTTACTTTTTGTTGCATAAAAATGTCAGAGTATTCTGCTGCATTCCAATCTGCAAGCGTAGCAGTTACTTGTGACCATGTTGCATTTAATGGTGTTACGTCTGTTTGTGGGATTCTTAAAGTAGCAACACCTTTGCCTACTTTAGGAAATTTTACTACTGAGCCTTCAACACCGCGTCTTTGTCTAACAGCACCAACTAATTCTGCCTTACCTTGGTAAGCCTGTTTAACTTCGGCATCAAAGAGCGTTACAAAAGCGCTTGATAATCCAATAGCCATGTTATTCTCCTAGAATTGATAAAAATAAAGTTTATCGCTTTGGTTAGCCAGACAAACCTGGGCCAGTGCTTGCTATTTACGATAGCCAAACGACAAGACGACTTGTGTGAAGGGTTGCGAATGCAATGAGCCTTGTATGGTTTTTAGCATATTTTACAAATTTGTGCAAGTATTTTGCGTTTTAGGCAAAAAAAGACCCACCGAAGTGGGTCAAACGCGAACTACGGAGTCTTACTATGAACCAAAATTAGCTTCAAACATTCTTTCTACTTTCTTTCTAAAGCCAGGATCTGTTTGATATTTAGGATCTCCGACCATAGCGTAGAGTTCTTCTTTGGATAAAGCACCTTGAACTGGAGCGCTATCTGTAGGTACACGACCTTCATAAGCACCACGAAGTTTTTCTAATGCAGCAATACCTTTTGCAGTACCACCCATGTATTTAAACTCCTCAAAGTCGTCTTTACCCCAAATACCCTTATTAACTAAACCACTAGCCCACTTAACCATGCCATTAATACGGGCATCGGCATTAGGACCAAGTGCTTTCTTTTCTTCTGCTAAATTAACAGAGCTAGTTTGATTAGCTTCAAATCCCATCTCAACAACTTTACCCACTAAAGTATCTAAAGCTGCTTGGCTTACACCATATTCTTTAGCCCAAGATAGTACGTGATTGCGTACGGGATCTTCTGCTGGAATATCTTTAAATGCGGCTACATCATAGTTACCATCTGCTGGTGCTTTGTGTTTGCCTTGTGAGATTTGTTTTCTTAGATCGCCCCAAGATTTAGCCATAGCCTGTAAGTCTGGCTCTGCATCATCTTTCTTCCAGAAATTCTCTGGCCACCAATCGGGTCGTTCTAAAGGACTATCATCATCTTCATCTGATGCTTCAAGATGTGATATTTCTGTTTTTTGCGGATTTGATTCTACTGCTTCTGTTTCAACTGATGCACTGTCGAGTAGGCCAGTTTCTTGAGATGCTTCCTCATTACCACTAGGCTCGATGTTGTCGTCTATCATTACATTTTCCTTGCTCTAATTAACTTTGCTTCAATATCTCTCACAATACTATTTTGACCTTCACGATAGTACGCATAACTTGAGTCGCTACCAGGCAAAGCAACTGGTTGCTCTAAAACTGTTTGACGTAACCATGCTAATAACTTTTGTCCGTCATCGCTACCAAAAACTCTTAATGCTAATCTATCTAAATCTTCTCTTGCTTGTGCTACATCTCTTACATCTAACGGAAGTGCTTGATCTAAATCTTCCCATCCAGCCATTACATCATCCCCTTAGTTGCAGCTTCTACCATACCAGGTACTGCTTCTGGATTTTGTTGAGCTACTTGTTGTGCAGCTTCAGCCATTTGTTGAGTCATCATCATACGTTCTTCTTGAGTGTTACGTATCTTTTGTGGGATACCTAACTTCTCAGCAATGAAGTCCATCATAGCATCTGTTTTCAATGTCATCTGAGCTTGTGGTCCAGCACCTTGAACGATCTGTGCAAACTGCAATACGTTCTGTACATCTTCCATGCTCTGAGCCATAGCTAATGGTGCAACTGCTGATACTTTAATTTCAAGACCATTGACTTTAAGAGGTAGATCAATAAGACCACGCTCATCCATTACTCTTAAAATCTTAGTAACTAATGGTATCATAGTTTCATTAATCAGTCTGCCAAAAGCTGATCCTAGATTTTGTGATAACTCTTTCATTCGCTCTACCACTTCCGTAGCTGAACGTGCTGACATGTTGTCTGGTGGTAAAGACTCATCTAATAAAATACGCTTAATGCTCATGCGTAAATCATTCATAATGATTTGAGATACATTAAAGTCACCAGCTCTTGGCAATGGTTTCAATGATTCACCTTGTGGACCTCCATTCCTTGCAACAGGAATAATAGCACCAGGTATAATCTTCACTGTGTTAGGATTTAATACGCCATCATCTGCTGCGGTATATACACCAGCAATAGCTAATGATGCATTTTTAAGTAATAGTTCTAATGTTTTATTGAGCGTCTTGATGTCTGGCAATGCAGTAATCAATGGACCACGACCATAGATCTCACCAGCTACTTTTGCATAGCGTGATACAATCCATGGGCTTTCTACCATACGTCTGTAAACTAACTCTGTTTTAGATTCTTTATGGATAACGTGATAACAGAAATCACCACGCTTTTGATCTAATATAGTAGCTTCAATAAACTCTAAATCGTCTGTTGGCTTTTGGTCAATCTTCTTTTGTAAGTCATCTGGAATAACTGCATCTGGCCATTGACGCATAATAGACTCGCCTTTAAGACGCATACGTCTATATACATTGTCTACTTGACCATTAGCACCTTCTTCAAATGATACTAAGAATTGTGGCACAGGAATAAAGTTAAGTGGATTAATGTCATCACCTGGTTGTACCATCATTACAGCAGTACCTACAGATAGATCAAGTAAGAACTCACCAATAGCAATATCAAAGTTTGATTGCTTGAGTGATGCAAATAGTTTATCTGAGTAAATATCTAATGCTGCTTGTGCTTCTTCTTTGCGATCTTCAGGAATATCTGGTCCTGGTTCAAGCCTACACCACTTACGTTGTGGTGGGAATATGCCAGATTGCATACGATTAGCAAATCGTTGTGTAGAGTTAATAGCTGTAGAATCAAATACACGATTCATTTTCTTTTGACCGCCTACTTTACCTTCGTAGTATCCGTCATAAAGATTACGTTGTGGTAACGCAAACTCATAACATTCTTCGTATAGACTTCTAAAGTCCTCTTTCTTAGTAAGAGCTTTATCGTGTCGTTTTAAAACATCCTCTGCGGATAGTCTCATCATTTCTGCCATATTGATCCCTATGATTTCTTATTTTTATTTGCAAAGTTTCTTGCTGCTTCTTTACTGCCAAATCCCCAAGCTTTTAAAGCTAACTTCAATCGAGTAGGTCTACCCTTATCATCTACTAACGGACCATCCATTCCACCAAAACGAGCAGCAAAAGACACGCGCCTAGGGTTTGTACCACTCTTGACTGGAGCTTGTAAGTTACCACCTTCTTTACTTTCAAAGTGTTTTCTTCCAGCCTCATTCAAACCACCTTTAGGATTTTGATATTTTTTTAATGGCATTATTCATACCACTCTAACAATAATTCAGCCATGTGAGCAGTTCCATTTACATTGGTCAATCTAAATAAATATGTTGTTAATGGACTTAATACCATTTCTAAAGCATTAGATCCAGCACCGCCAGACTTTTTACCAGCTCCTCCAGTAACAATTTGTGCATCAATTTCAGTGCCAGTTACTGTTACAGTTGGATTAATCAATATTGCTGATTGACTTGTTGTTGCACTTGTTCTATTTCTTTTAGCTGCTGTAAAAGATGTGCCACCAGATACAGTTGCACCTTCATATATATAAAGTTCAGCATCGCCACCACAACTTGCATCCACTAATAAATGTGCATATACACCACTAGCCCATGCAACTGCTATATTACAACTTGCTCCAGCTGCTAGTTTTGTTGCGTCTGGATATATTCTATATGCTTTAAAAGCTCTGCCTTCATGTAAACGTAAATGATTAATGTCTACAATTGGAAATGGTCTATCAGAACTAGCAATATAACTATTGCCATCCTTATCTACATAAGCTGGATTAACATGTCTTGACTTTGTGGTGTCCGACTCACGTAATATATTAATGGCCATTAATCTTCTTCTTCTTCTTCTGGCATTTCATCCATCAGACCTTTTTTCTTTTCTTTAGATTGTTTTGCTAACAACTTCATTACATAAGCTGATAACTTTTTATCTTTAAGATCTTCTGCTTCTAACACAATTGAAATTTCTGCTTTCATTTATTAGATGCCCTCATGTTATCTACAAGATTAGGATAAGGTCTGCCAGCTTTTTTAGCCATTTGCTTTGCTACTGATTTTTGCATAGGCGTTAGCTTTTTAGACTTACCTAATTCTTTAGGTCTTTCCTTATCCCAAACTTCTTTCATGTTAATACCCTTTAGATTTTTTAGCCATGCCAGCTTCTGACATTGCAATAGCTACAGCTTGCTTTTGTGATTTAACAACTGGGCCACCTTTGCCTGAATGCAAACTACCTTCTTTGTATTCACGCATGACTTTACGAACTTTAGCTTGCATCTTATCTTTTTTCATTATGATGCTCCTAAAGTTGTATCTGTTCCTAATGTCTCTGATGCTGTAGCTGACATAAGTCCAGCTGATCTACCACGTCTAGCCTTTTTAAATGATGCAGACTTTTCAGCTTCTGTACGAGCTGGTGCTGGATCTGGTGGTGGTGGCGGTGGTGGTGGTGGAGCTGGTGGTGGTGCTGATGGTCTTGATTTTCCGCCCATGATTAACCTACCATTCCTGAAGAACCTAAAGTCTCTACACCAGTTTCTGGGTTAAGACGTTCTTCTGCTAATAATGCTCTTGCTCCGCCACGTTGGCGAGCTATACGTTTTGCTGCTAAATCTTCTGCAAGTTTAACTTTATCTTGTTCTGCTTGCGCTCTTAATCTGTCTGTTTCAGCTTGCTGCGCCCTAATTTGAGCTTCGGCTGCTGACGTATCTGGCTTACCACCGCCGAATAATCCGCCCATTATTGTCTCCTAAGTAATGTATAATCGTCTTTATCTGCGCTATAACGTAGCATATTGCATTCTGGTACAAAATATAACGCCTTAGCCCAGGACATAGCACGAGTATCTGAGGTTTTAACAGTTATTTGCACTCTGTGCAAGTGAAATAATATCTCAACGATATCAATAAATGTTAATCCCGCTTTTGTCATAGCTATTGGATATCTCCTAGATTGCTCTGAGAGTAAAGACCAGAACTCTGCAACACCTTTCCATAGTATTGTAGCTCCAAATACAGCTACTGGCTTACCATAAAGGAATGCTGTAATGGTTGGACCACACTCTGCTTGATGATTTATCATGTATTTAAACTCACTCACAGTAATTGCCTTCTGAGTTTTCATTTCTACACAATCTAATTCATCTAAATGATGTTGCATGTATGGCAAAAAATAACCACCTTTGACGGGTGGCATGTGTTTTAGTATGGTAGCGTAATCAGTCGAAAACATTAAAGTCAGATCCAGCTACAGTTTGAGCAATAACAG